TTGATACTGGTACCACTAAGATAACAGTGTCACAACGTAACCTCCTCATAGCTGAGGAGGTACAGAAATCATTGGGATCACACCCAAATGACAAAGTTTCTGAGCATATCCCAGAGGGACATCAACGCCTCATTGATCATAACATCAAGAAGACTCAAAGGCGTAAGCTGAAGGAGTCTAACAAGGCTATTGCGAAGGCCATTAAATCGGCCCAGAAACAAAAAGAGATCGATTGGGGTCGTCGACCAGACCCCAACAAACAAACATTACCTCAGAAATATGAGGGAGAGGCCATAGCTGCAATGTTGGAGACAATTGCAAACATTGTAGCACATAAGAATACAATGAACGATGAGACCACGAAACAGGTGCTCAAGGACGGTGAATCCGAATTCGTTCATTATCTAAAGAAATATGGCACAATGGCAGCCGCAGGTCTTGCGACCTCACTGCTTTCAAACATATATCTGTTGATACGCCAAACAGTCTCCGGCGTCGGCAGTTGGGACACCATCACCGCAACAGTCACTTCGTTGGTTGGAAATATTGTTACTCTCATAAGCATCGTCAAACCCATGCATGATGCTTATGTGATGTTCCAGCAAATTTCACCAGTTATTCTAGGGATCTTTGGCAATATCGTCCTACAAGCAGGAGAACCCGCTCCTGAGGCCGATACCCCGGAATCGAAGTCAATTTTCAATGGAGCCATGGGCGGGGCCGCCCTTAAGCTCACAACAGTTATTGTCTCAGTGATCGCAAAGTCATGTACTTCCGGATGGAAGTATTTGCTTGACTTTGGATCAATTGGGCGCCTTACAGGAGGCGTCAAAAGCGTAGAAGATTTCGCTACTGAGATAGGATGGAAGCTCTTCGGAGCTGATCTGTCCGGGAAGAAAACAACCCAGAAGCTTCTGGATGACCTGCTAACAGCAGGTATGAAGTTGCTCGCCGTGAACACAGATTCGTGGGATGCCAACTACATCAAGGAGTGTAACGATTGGGTCATGCAAGTCTCTGAGTGTCAGAAAGTTTTGGGACGCGATACAGCATTTCTCCCATTGACTCCATTGATGGCTAAGATCCAGACGAATATCTCCGAAGCAATGATGTTTGAACGAGCAAAAATGTCCAAAGTCACACCGGCCGCATTCGCCTTTTACGGCGCAGCTGGACATGGAAAGTCCACAGTCGTAACCAGTATCGTGAAAGAACTGTCAGCGATGTTGCAAGAAGAACCGCAACTATATCGCTTTAAGGCCGCCTCACACTATCCCCATTATCAAGGGCAGAGGTGGGTCATGTGTGACGAGTTAGGTGCCTCTCTCAAAGGCGCAAACAATGATTTTCCATCTGATTTGAATGAACTTATCAGTGGATGCATGAAGAACTTGCCTGGAGCTGCACTAACTGAGAAGCATCAGTATCCTCAGTTTTTAGCAGCTTGGATCTGTTCTAACGCTTCATTGGAAACACTAGATATTGGCATGCAACCAGACGCATGGGCAGCCTTTATTACACGTGTGGAGCGTATATGTGTGGTTCATCGAACACACGATGATCAAGCATCTCGTGACAACCAGACATGGCATCCAAAACATGCTGATATGATTTTCAAGTGGCATACGCGTGATAGCAAGCGTGTTGAGGAACTTAATAAGTTCCTGGTACAACAAAATTATGCTACCGTCCTGTATAGGCCAGATGCTGTAATGCTCGACTACACACAACTAGTCGCTTTGCACCTGGTAAAGATTCAACGCAACGTGCGTGAGTATAGGATGGATAAACAACGTGACAATCAACCACGTAAGCCTCTGTTTCCAATCAAAGAGGACGTAAAGGACGTGTTTGTCTTGCATGAAGGTGAGGACAGCAGAGTTCTCCCCCATGTTACATACATTTGTGGCCCATCAGGCGTGGGTAAGACTGTAACCGTTAATCGATGGCTTAACACATTCATGGCAAGCAATGCTATTGAAGTGTACAAAGTCTTGGACCTTTCAATGCAGTATCCAGATGCAGATTCGGAGGCTGTGTTCCTGATTGATGACGTATTTAAACCTGGTGACAACGAGAGAGAGTTATTGACTTTCTTGAACGGTCGCATGCGTTCGCAGCGTGTGATCGTTATATCAAACTATGGACCCAGAGGTATTGGATTGCTACCATACCGTCTCACAGCCAGTCTGGCTGTGGGAAGAGCACGAGCTGTGAAACAGATACACCCGACGGAATTGCAAGAACCAGGATTGGTTCGCCGTTTGGGATGGATTCCCTTCAAAGAGGAATCTCGCTGCGTGTACTGGGACCCCATTGATATGAGGTCGATAAACAAATTTGGAGCTGTAGAACAGTGGAACGACAACGTGTTATTCACGGATTGGTCTGACCACAAAGGACATCTAGGTGCGCGTGTAGTCAACGAAATGCCACCTGCTCCATTATTCACCAAAGCGGAAGCTGACGTATGGCTTGAGGTCGACGAGACTATCGACAGAGCCAACGCCATGCAGTTCATCATGGGTGCCTCGCTCTCAGGTAGAGCATGTGGCCGCATTGCGACCATTGGCGCTAAGCTTTCTGCTGTGAACGTCAAGGACTTGAATGTTGAAGAACAGAAGAAGCTGATAGAAGTCTTGAACTCACTTCTACCAAATGCGAAGCTTCGGATTATGTCGTCTACTCACGATTTGTGGATTAACGGCTTCGAGATGTATGTAGGGCACCACAAGCCCTGTACCATGAATTTGGTGCGTGATCTTGCCATTGGCGACAAGAATGGCTACATCGAAGTTCGTGATTCAGCACCGACTGGACCAGGGAGAGTTCTTGGATGCTTCTATTATAGCTTTTGGGTAAAAACCCAAGTCGGGGTAAAACCCGATGTTACTGATCCAAAAGATCGAGAATCCATGACAGTTAGGTCAATGTATCCCAAGGTAAATGTTTACGCCAATACAGTTTGGAAAGTGAGCATCTGGGATCGCATAAATTCATGGAAAGCGTGGATCAAAGAGCGTATTTGGAGCCTCTGGGAGAAATCCCTTTCCCATTCAAAGTGGATCTTTGGATTCATTGGACTAGTGTTTACAGGACTCGTAGGTTACAAGATCTACAAGATGTACAATCGTTCTAATGAGAAGTTTGACGTGGACCTCCATCGCAAGAAAGGAGGCGGCATTAAAATGCTGAACGGCAAAACGATGTACATATCATCTACGGATGAGGATTCTGGACCCGATCGTGTTCTAAAACACAATGTACGCGCTGCTCTATATAACAACATGGACCAGCTAGGTGATACCTTTGAGACGACAGATGCTTTTGGCACGTCTCATCGCTTCAAGGTACGTGGTAGTGACGTTCACGAAGTTGCTTTGCACACTGCACATCCGGAAACTACGGACTCAGTTGTGGACGTATTTATATCACGTATGACTTCGAATATTGTCAACTTTTCGAAGCCATGTGGTGGCGGTGCAAATTATGCCACCATGATAACGGAGCGGTACGGCATTGTCCCAAGACATTGCGCTATTGACAATCCTGTGAACCGGTTATACGACGATGACAAGAAAGCGGTGTTCTGGGCGAAAACGGTCAAGCATTTCGCGGCCGAGGAACTCACGCTGTTTGCAACCTATAAAGACTTTGCTTGTACGATTCCATATTATGGAGGATATCGTTCCCTTTTGCGCTCTCTTCGTGAGAGCTACGCATTGGAAGGGGTAGGTTATGCATTTCAAATCTTGTTTGCAGGAAAGGATTTAGTGCTTGTTGGAGGAGACTTTGCCTACTATGTAGGTGACCTTACAGAGCGCGCATTCAAGCTCAAACAACTTCCGTCATGTACCACCGGCGGAGAGCTTGGATATTTGTCTAGACAGATGATTCCAGTAGAAGGCTGCTGTGGACTACCTGTATTTACGAGGACAAAGAATAACCAACTGGTCCTCATTGGAGTCCATACTGGCTATTCAGCCAGTAGAAATTCAGCGTTTGTTAGCGTGTTCACCACAGAGATGTGGACGGCCATGGTACGACATTCAGTTGAGTTGCAGTCTCGAGACCTTACCGACAATCAATTGACACGATATGTTGAGACGGATAAGTTAATGCATCCCGCTTTACGACAGCATCCCGCATTAAGCCCAACCTTTGTTCCGGCAGAGGTCTTGGAGAAGTACCTGCATCAAGAAGGTACTGTGCCATGTTTGGCACCATGTGGACCTGGCTTAGCCTTGGTAGCTACTAACCGATTCCGTACATCATATGATTCTAACCAGTCACTTACCAGGCTGAAGATTCCTGGTATTTCCGATCTTTTCCCGATGACGAAGGTACCTGTTCTAACGGAGCAGGAGATCGTGGAAAAACACAGCGACAAGATCCCCGAGGATAAAGCGGGGCGTCGTAATGTGGCCTACATACGCATGAAAGCTGCTGAGACCAACATTTTCCGGGCAGACCAACTACCGGCACTTCGAGAAGCAGCTCGCGAACTTGGCTCATATTATGCCGCACGATCAGGAGCCCTTACCAAACGGTTAGTTCCGCTTTCCGTAGAAGAGGCTATTGTCGGTTGTGGGGACATGGACCCATTGAAACGTGACACGTCAGCTGGACAGGTTATGTCCGTACTTTATGGGGTCTTCACCAAAGAGGGCCTCTGGAGTATAGAAGCTGATAAAGTTGAATGGACTGGACTTTCAGCCAGTGTAACTGTTCAAGAGTGGGTTGACGCCCAGTGGAAGCTCGCACGAAAAGGTAAGCGCTTGAGCGTACCGGCGTCAGTGAAACTCAAGGCAGAGAAACTGGCCATTGAGAAAGCATGGAAGAAGAGAGTGTTCGTCATTCTCTGTCCACATGACTTGATTAACTTGAAGCGTCTTCTAGGACCAATTCAAGAACAGTTCGGCACTATGGGAGCGGAAAGCCCCTTTATAATCCAATCAGACCCGGTGACGGTATGGGATTCAGTGGCCAAGCAACTGTTAGCTAAGGGGAAGAACATCATCCCCTGGGACGCAAGTAGTTATGACTGGACAATTCCAGCTTCAGTCATGATGGCATCGGCAGAATTTTTCTCCGAATTTTATCGAACATCAAGCGAAGAAGAATTTAAATCAATATCCACTAAAATCAGGACATTGATTGAAGAGCATGCCTTTAAGGCAATCAGTGTAGGTGACGCCGTGATTGCTAAACAGGGTGGAGTAATATCCGGAATGTTTGGCACGTCATTGGTGGACAGCACCACAATGCTCTTGATGCAGTACTATGCCTTTAAGGAACTCACAGGCAAAGGCCTCGAGGAGTTTACTGCACATGTTTGTTCGAAAGGATGCGGAGACGATGACATTATGTCTGTCTCAGACACATATCTGGACAAGTACAACTATGTTACCATCTCACGATTTATCAAGGAGCAGTTTTCTGTTACCTTGACGCTGGATCAAAAAGATGCAGAATTCACTGGAAAGTGTTTGACTCTTGCAGAGTCAACATTTATGGGACGCGCATTCGTACCCATACTCTCTCATCCAGAAGTGTACCAACCGAAATTGAGAGAAAGTGCGCTTTCAGGCGCCATGCAGTGGACGAAGTTGTCTACACCAACAGACATCTTCCTGCAGTTACTAGGGATTGTACCGGAAACCATTCCGTACGGTAGAATAACGTATGAGAAATTCAACCATTCTCTCCAGCGTTATGCGAAGCTTTATGGGCTCACGCACGAATACCCAGCGTTTGAGAAAGCTGAGCATGACAGGTGGTTAGCTATCCAAGGACAACGCCTGCCTGTCGAATCTACCACCCTGCCTTTGAAGTTTTTTGCGAGATCACTTGACGAGAAACCAAGCAACCTAGCGCAACCAGCGACAGAGATTAACGTAAAGAAGCAACAAAAGAAGAAGATGGCTGAAATCCGCAAGAATTTAGGTCATATAGCCGCCGAAGCTGAGAACTTCAGGCGATTTGCAGAAACCCGGGCCGCGAAAGCATTCGCTGACTTGCCCGTGGAACTATTTGACCGGATCATTGCCGAAATCAAAACCAAATTCACAAAGATTACAATTCCCTTTGCTTCATCTGGGAATTTGTGGCTTTTGCATTATGTGTTGAACCGCTACTATGGCAGGGACGTAGCCGCATCACAATTGACAAAAGCATATGACATTATCCGCCACCACTATCAGGCGGACGACATCACCACCAAGACAGTTGGAACGATCGCACCAGTATTTCAATGGTTCGCATATACGCGAACTGTGCTGATGGATGCCACGAATTGGCGTTCAGTATGTGCGTATTTCTCGTTCAAAGTGGATGGAACATTCCAAGCACCGTCGCAAGAAGAAGCCGCAGCCCTTATGACAACAGCAATAGGGCAGGTACAATTGCAAGCTGGCGGAGAAGTTCTAGACACCCCTGGGACCGGAGTAGTGGCGCCAATAGAGTCGGGAGCAATCCCACCAGTGTACGCAAAAGATGCGACTGGGCCCACACAAATGGTAACCGGAGGCTATAGGCCTAATCTGCAAGAGTTTGCCGCATACGGCGACTGTTTGCTCCATTCAGTATATGAACCGAGAGAATTGGAATTGCTGCAAGTAGGTACATCCACGGCTGTCGGAACCATTCTGTTCGACAAGCAATTAGACCCTTGGGATCAAACCCTCGTCGGTCCGTGGGCAGCATACTGGGGGCGAGTGCACAAGCGCTTTGTTCCCGGTAGTATCCGATTCACTTTCAACTTGACAGCGCCCGGAACCACCTTCGGGCACATCTGTATCTACTGCCTTCCAACAGGCGTAGATCCTGGCGACTTTTCGCATGCTGCACTCCAGATTTATCCGCATGAAGTGATTGACCTCTCCACCAAGTCAACATTTTCGGTAGTTCAAGGCTTTTCGACCTTGAAGGACGTAGTCCAATTTGACAGAGATAACTCTGTACGGGATTTCGGGCGAATCATTATGCGCGCACATACGGCAATACAGAATGCCTTTGCGCAAGCGCTCTCAATCCCCTTGAGAATATTTGTCAACCTGGAAGCAGACAGCCATTTCGTCATGGCGACTCATCAGGACGTCTTGGCGGGACTGTCCGGTGGTGGGAATACCTACCACCCACCGACGCCAACTGCAACATTTCGACCAGGAGTCGATGGGAAGTATGTCATTCCGCAGATTACGTCTACGGACCCTCCCATTCAGCTCCCTCTCATCATTGGTGAGACCACCGTCACAGGTGGGGTTGCGCAGTTCATTCGTGAGGAAAAGCAAGATACCGTGACTACAGGTTTCTTCGCGTGGAACACTGGCGATTTTACGCACTTGTGGAACCACAACGCCCAAGCCAATCCAGGAAGGATCCGCTCTACAGCAGATATTAAGGCTTGGATTTCCTCCAACCCGTTGACCGCAGGACCAGTATACGGGGCTGGTAAATTTGGACAAATAGGACCCGAGGTTATTCAATCTTGGGAAAAGCATAACAAAGTAGCCCTCTACGAGACGCGCTACGAGGACTCAGCGAATCTGGGTTCGTCCATAACCTACGAAGGAATACTTGGGAACATGCTTCCCAAGGAAGGTTTGGAAATACAAACCACACTTGGGCATGATGGCTCAGTGTGGTTGAAAGAAGACGTTGCCAACAGAGAATCTGTCATCATAGATCCTCCAGACAACCCGGTCACCATCGTCTGCAATCACTTTCCACGTATCAATGCTAGTTCGAACAGGCAGGTACGAAATTACCAGTTCAAGGAATTCACGATCAATGACCGACAAACGTCGGCAAAACCAGAAGGTCCAACCTTCTTGGGACTGATCAGTACAGAACCAGGTCCACATATGAACCTGGAAGGAACACTCGTCGCCGTGGCTGAAACCCGTGGATCGAATGAGCAAGAAATTCCTAATGGACTCCGAGTCTTCAGGCTTTTCAACAATGATACCATTGTGCCAGGTGTAATGCCTGGTATGACGTCTATCACTACTCCCTTCAATTCCGATGAACTTTCCTACTTGGTTACACTCAAAAATTGGTTCGAGAATCACGCTGCTGCCGCATCGTACATCTATTCAGTTGCCGAACCCGGCGGACGACAGGTAGCTACCGTGCTTATCAATGACCAAGGCTTGTTCGTGAAATCAAGTGCAACCTTTTATCTTTCCTACGACTATTTTGGTTCCTTCATTTGGACTTTCCTTTCTTCCTCGTCAGAGAAATGGCCGAATTTGCAGGATCTACCATCCGAAGGATGGCAAGATAGGACAATCAACGTAACGAAAGGTCGAGTATCAAGAACGCTCGACAACGCTTGGGCACTGCCTGTAACTGGAACCCAGTTTGGCCCACGCCCATACAAGCGACAAACTATTGTCCACATCCCAGACGAACACGTCGTTGGCGACGTGCAACTCCAGAGTGGCGGAATGATGATGGGTGGCCAGGCGCTATCTGGCTTAGGGAACGCCCTGAGTCAGTATGGTACTATGGTCATGAACCAGAACTTCCAATCCGGAATGCTGAACAAACAACTAGATTATCTTCGATGGTCACAAGAACAACAGATGCGCAACCAGCGCGTCATGAACATCATGAATCGAGGAGGCATGGCTTACGCACGCCTGTCTGGCTACGGTGCGAGCCGTAACTTGCCTCAAAACGGTCCAGTGACCGACACCAACGAAGATGACGCAGGGCCACTCCCTAAAAAGAATCTGCCCTTGAAAATGACGGTCCCACAGCTGCGAAGCGAAGGGGGTAACGAGGCACCACCAGCCTATACGCCGTCACCAGCATCCACAGAAGCCACCGTGCTTCCCCAAATTGCTAGCAAAACACATGCAGGTGTTGTACCATCAACAGATATTAGCTTCGGCGATATCAAACCTACCTATGTGAATGAGCTTGAGCGAGAAGGCCCACACACAAGCGGCCCCCCTAGCTCTCCAGCGGTAACGTTTGAAGGAACTGGAGCGCGCTCTAAGATCGCGCAAATTCCAAGAAACGCACCAAGAACTGCCTACGGCTTTCGCCCTAGGCCAGTCGCTAGCACCAGACCTTCGATCAGGTCACCCCCCTTGACTAGCCAGAGAAGTGGCAACGGCACAACACTTAGGCAGTGATTACTGTCGGCCGGGCCCTTTTCAAGAACAAATTTTATGTTTATTATTTGCTTTGTATTATTGCTTGTAAAACTTATCAACAACTTGTATTAATTCATTATTGTATGTAAATTTTAAACTATCAGCATGTTTTATTTTTCGTTGAATGTTGAGTATATATATTTTATTCTAAATGTAGTGTATATATTGAAATTTTGTTAATTTAGATGCCTATTCTCCCTGGGAGGCTTATAGTTCGCTATTGCCCTTGGAGTGAAGTGGCTATAACCCCACAAACCGTGGGTTAGTGTTATAGCGGCAAAATCAATAGTTTATGATCG